CAGTGTCGTCGCGGATGCCTTCCCCGGTGAAGACAAATCGAAGCTTTCGATCCCTGTCGATACTGAGGAAGAAACTGGCAATGTCATCTTGAAGATGAAGTCCAAGTTTCCACCAAAGTACACCGATGCGTCTGGTGCTCCCATCGTCGGTTCAAACATCCCGAATGTCTGGGGCGGCTCGACGCTTCAGGCGTATGGCAATGTGAAAGCCTATGAGGTTAACAAGCAGCAACGAGGCATCAGCCTGCAACTGAATACCGTGCAAGTGATTGCATTGGTCGAAGGTGGTAAGCCTGATGGCTTCGAGGCTGTCGAGGGCTACACTGCGCCTGCAGAGGCAGCAGTAGAAGACATGTCTAATGAGATAGAGGTGGTTGCTGCTAGCAACAGTAAGAAGCCTGTCGCCGCTATCATTGACGATGCGATTAACTTTTAGATCGGGTCTAGAGGAGCGCGTAGCAGAGCAAATAGAGAAACACGGACTTAAGGTTCTGTATGAGACTGACAAGATCGGCTATACGGTTCCTGCCAGAGACACCCGATATACCCCAGACTTCAAGCTCCCCAAGCCGGGGGGCTTTTTTTATGTCGAAACCAAGGGCATCTGGGCTGTCGGTGACAGGGCGAAACATCTGCTGATCAAACAGCAGCACCCTGAGATCGACATCAGGTTCGTGTTCTCTAACGCCCGAAGCAAGCTCTACAAGGGCAGCCCCACGACTTATGCGATGTACTGCGAAAAGCACGGCTTCCAGTACGCCCAAAAGCTCATACCAGATGAATGGCTGAAGGAAGCTCAAGATGCTTAGTTTCTACACCGTCATGGTAATTACCTACGCCCTCGAAGGCGAGTTCCTGCAGAGCAAGATACTGTTTCCATCACATGAAGCCTGCAGCGCCGCTTTGGCTGATTACTACGAGCACATCTACAAGTTCGACAGGGCCTCAATGGCAGCCTGCAGCATGACTGACATTCCATCCAAAAGCATCAGGCCAAGAGCAAGGCCCACGACGACGACCCCTTAGAAGCATTTACAAAGGAGAAGCGCCCATGGGGCAACAGCAACAACAACAAGAGAGCAACAGTAACTTCGTGACGCACTTGTCCTGCGAAGTCTGTGGCTCGAAAGACAACGCCGCGCTGTTCGACGACGGCCATACCTACTGCTTCGGATGCGCTGCATACGGCGACGATGGTGACGGCTCGACATCTTCAGCAGCGGCACCAAAGACACCGTCGTCACTCATCGAGGGGTCTTACAGCGCCCTAGCTGCTCGTCGGATCACCGAAGAGACGTGCAGGAAGTTTGGCTACCAGATCGGCATGATGAACGGTGAGCCTGTTCACATTGCAAACTACCGCGACGACCGAGGTAATGCGGTCGCTCAGAAAGTAAGGACAAAAGACAAACGCTTTACGATCACTGGTGATGCAAAACAGATGACGCTCTTCGGGGCGCACCTGTGGTCCAGTGGTAAAAAGGTTGTCGTGACAGAAGGAGAGATCGATTGTCTTACAGTATCACAAGTTCAAAACAACAAATGGCCCACAGTGTCGCTGCCGAATGGCGCACAGGCCGCCAAAAAGGCAGTAAGGCTAAATTACGACTATCTCGTGGGGTTCGAGGAAGTCATCCTCATGTTCGACCAAGATACACACGGCAGTCAAGCAGCCATCGAATGTGCGGAACTGCTTCCCCCCGGTAAAGCTAAGATCGCTGTACTGCCTCACAAGGACGCCAACGAGTGTCTTGTGAAGGGCGACGGCAAGGCCATCATAGACGCCATTTGGCAAGCCAAAGAATACCGACCAGACGGCATCGTCAGTTCAACTGAGCTGCGCGATAGGATTGCTGAGGCTGACACTGTCAGCGACCTAGACTTTCCTTACGCAAGACTGAATGAGATTACCTTGGGGATGCAGCCTGCATCTCTGGTGACGCTTGCTGCAGGCAGCGGTGTCGGTAAGTCAACTTTAGTTCGAGAGATGGCATATCACCTGCACCGCAAGGGTCACAATGTCGGCATGATGATGCTCGAAGAGACGACCAAGCGCACCATGCAGGGGCTCGTCGGATTGCACATGGGCAAGAACATTGTGATTGACCCAGAGGCTGCGTCCAAAGAGGAAATCGAGGAAGCCTTTGATGATCTCACGTCGAAGCGCGACGTCTATCTATATGATCACTTCGGGTCGACCGACTTAGACACCGTCAAGAACCGCATAATGTTTATGGCGAAGGCCTTAGACTGTAAGGTCGTCTTCTTGGATCACGTCTCGATCCTCGTGAGCGGCCTCACTGGTGAAGTCAGAGATGAGCGGCGGCTGATCGATCAGATCATGACGGAGCTTCGAGTGCTTGTGCAGCAGACTGGCATCTGCTTGGTCTTGGTGTCTCACCTTAAGCGGCCTCAGAGCGAGGCAGGCCACGAGGGCGGTGCCAAAGTGCACCTAAGCCAGATGCGTGGGTCACACAGTCTGGTTCAACTATCGGACACCTGCATTGGCCTTGAGGTCGACACAGAAGAGCCTCTGGCAGGCTTAAGAAACCTTGTCGTGCTTAAGAATAGGTTTACTGGCGAAGTGGGCCCTGCAGGGCAACTTCAGTACACGAAAGAGACTGGCAGGCTCATGGATGCCTCATCGGTTCTCGCGTTTTAAATCCCAACCACTCTTTTTATTTTTACCAGTTGGGTTTTTGACAAACTGAATATCCACAACAGCACAACACGAGGAGAGCACCTATGGCGCGGTATTATGCCGACATAGAGACCAATGGCCTATTGCCTGACGTCTCTGTCATTCACTGTCTGGTCCTTCGAGACGCAGACAACACTAATAAAGTCCAAAGCTTTACCCAAGCCAATCTGCATGAAGGCCTTCAGGACCTTTACGCGGCTGAAGAAGTCATCGGACACAACTGGATTGGCTACGACAGCAAAGTCATCGAGAAGCTGCATCCGTGGGTGCTTACGCTCCCTAGTCAGCCCAAGGTGACAGACACCCTGATCTTGTCGCAACTCATTAAGCCTCACATCATCGAGTTCGACGCGGCACGGCAGGAGCTACCAAAGAGGCTCTGGGGCTCACACAGCCTGAAGGCATGGGGCCTTCGCCTGCACTGCATGAAGGGCGACTACGAAGACGGATGGGAAGAGTTCTCTGAGGAGATGCTTGAGTATTGCATCCAAGACACTGCAGTGACCGAGACGATCTATCAGTATCTGATGCAGGAAAAGACAGATGACCGCTGCATCACCCTAGAGCACGAGATGGCTGAGGTGTGTTATAACATTGGTAATAACGGTTGGACCTTTGACCGTAAGAAAGCAGAGGAGCTCTATAGGAAGCTTTCTGTCGAGCGGCACGAGCTCAACGAAGAGCTATACGACCTGTTCCCACCGTGGATCGTCGAGGAGCCGTTTGTCCCTAAGAGAGACAACAAGACGCTCGGCTATAAGAAGGGCGAAGTGTTCATCAAGAAGCGCACTGTCGTCTTCAATCCGAACAGCCGCCCACACATCGAACACTGCCTGCGACAGAAGTATGACTGGAAGCCTGATAAGTTTACACCTAGCGGCAAGGCGCAGATCGACGAGACAACCTTGGGCGTCCTAACAGATTACCCAGAGGCTCAGAAGCTTGCTCGGTTCTTCTTACTTCAGAAGCGCATAGGTCAACTGGCTGAAGGGCCACAGGCTTGGATGAAGGTTGCCGACGACGACGGTAGGATCAGGCACACGATCATCTCACAGGGCACCATCAGTGGGCGCAGTGCTCACCGAGGGCCTAACTTGGCGCAGGTGCCTGCAGCACGTCTGCCGTTTGGCAAGGAGTGCCGTGAGCTCTTCACTGTGCCTGACGGATGGCACCTCTGTGGTTCGGACTTAAGTGGTCTGGAGCTAAGGTGTCTAGCGCACTTCATGGACGACAAAGAGTACATCGATGTGGTCCTCGATGGAGACATCCACAGCCATAACGCTAAGGCCTTTGGTGTCGACAGGGACACTAGCAAAACCCTGCTGTACGCCATGATGTACGGTGGCGGCGACTGGCTCATAGGCAAACTAACAGGCGGTGGTAAGGCAAAGGGAAGACAACTCAAGTCATCGTTTGAGGCAGGAGTGCCTGCCTTTGCACGCCTTAAAAGAAACCTGCAGACAGCCGCTCTGAGGGGCCACCTGATAGGCCTAGATGGTCGGCACTTGTACCTCAGAAGTGAGCACAAGGCCCTCTCACAGCTTCTACAGAGCGCAGGGGCGATCCTATGCAAGACGTGGGTTCTCTACATCGACCGAGAGCTCCGCAAACAGTTCCCCCAAGGTGAAGCTTACATTGTCGGATGGATACACGACGAGGTGCAGATCGCCTGCAAAACCAAGGAGATTGCCGAGCATGTCGGAAGTAGTATCACTTCAGGAATGGCGAGAAAAAGCGGAGAGGCTTTCAAGTTTAACATCCCCATCTCCTCAGAATATCAAGTCGGAGCTTCATGGGCTGAGACACATTGAGGATGCTGAAGAGGCTGCGTTTGCATTGCACATGGCCTCGATGCTTGCCGTGCTCTACCGAGCGTGGCGCAAACCGTTTTCCATAAAAGGCCAATACGCCAGAGATGCCGCGTTTTACGTCGGCGTTCTAGCGTCCGAAGGCATGATCACGACATGCGTCGATGAGGACGTGTATGGCACCAAATGGCTAATCACGAAAGAAGGCTTAATAATGAAAGGAGAGCTCGATGAGTTCATCCAAAGCGTCATCGAACAGCACGAACCGCCCAGTCCTACTTCTTGACGGCGACCTATACCTCTACAGAGCGGCGGCTGCTGCAGAGCAGGAGATCGACTGGGGCGACGACGTGTGGTCCCTATCGTCCGACCTAAAGGACGCCAAGGCTATCTTCATGTCTCTTGTAGAGGACCTGCAGGAGAACCACTGCACTGAGCACATGATCATCTGCCTCAGCGACAAAGAGAACTTCAGGCATGAGGTCTACAGCAAATACAAAGGTGGACGGAAGAAGGTCCGTAAGCCTGTTGGGTACGCTGCGCTCGTCCAGTGGGCCAAGGCCAACTTCAGGACGCACACAGAGCCACTGCTAGAGGCCGACGACGTGATGGGCATCCTCTCGACGCGACCTGACTTGGGCGACAGCATCATCGTTAGCGACGACAAGGACCTTAAGACCATCCCCGGTCGTCTCTATAGGCACATGACTGGTGAGCTCTTGGAGATAACCAAGGAGCAGGCTGACAGGTTCTTCCTGCTGCAGGCGCTGACTGGCGACGTCACTGACGGCTACTCAGGCTGCCCCGGTGTGGGCATCAAGACAGCAGAGAAGATACTAGGTGCCAAGCCCCAGTGGTCGTTGGTTGTCCAAGCTTATCAGAAGGCAGGACTGACAGAGGCCGACGCACTTACCCAAGCTCGATGCGCAAGAATACTGAGGCACGTCGATTGGGACGACAAGACACGCATGATTAAACTATGGGAGCCCACGAGAGATGGCTAAACAGTCTCCAGAGCACATCACCAAGTCTACTTGGTATAAGTCAACTAAAGCAGGCATCATACCGTTCAAAACGAGAGCAAGCTTTAAGAACCCCCACCCAACACAATTAGAAGAGTACGCGCTTGGCATCAGGATGATCGAGCACGAGCTCAATGTCTATCTGAATGGGTATCAACGCGGCCACATTTCAAACAGGAATAGAGATGACATCAGACACCGACCAAGCTTCAAACCCTCGCCACTATAACAGTCTGACCATAGAGCCCATCGAGTTCATCATGTTGAACGAGATGGAGTTCTGGCGCGGCAATATCATTAAGTATGCCGCCAGAGCAGGACGGAAGCCCTCATCAGATGAGACCGACGATCTCAAGAAGATCATCAGATACGCACAGTTCCGCATCAACCAACTAGAAGGACGCACCCCACAAAATGACGGTACATAGTAAAAACCATAATCAACACTACGGACCAACCCTTGAGCTATCCGACGTAATCGACGCACAGAAGTACCGTCAGAGCGGTGAGGACTTCTATGAGAAATGCGTGCGTATCGCTCAGGCCCTGAAGGACAACGACGACCACTTCGTGCGCTTCAAGGACATCCTCAGAAACATGAGGTTCCTACCTGCAGGCCGCGTGCAGAACGCCATGGGATCAGCACGGCAGACCACTGCATACAACTGCTTCGTCAGTGGTCAGATCGACGACAGCATGAGCTCCATCATGCAGAGAGCCACAGAGGCCGCAGAGACCATGAGACGCGGCGGTGGCATAGGCTACGACTTCAGCCGCATTAGGCCGACAGGCGACCTCATTAAGAGCCTAGAGAGCCGCTCCAGTGGCCCTGTGAGCTTCATGGGTATCTTCGACGCCGTGTGCCAGACTATCGCGTCCAGTGGGCACCGTAGGGGCGCTCAGATGGGTGTCCTACGTGTCGATCATCCAGACATCGAGGAGTTCATCAGGGCGAAGCACAACAGCGACCGCCTGACTGGCTTCAATGTCAGCGTGGGTGTGACCGACAAGTTCATGGAGTGCCTCAGAGATGACAAGCCGTTCCCTCTTGAGTTCGACGGAAGAGTATACAAAGAGATCGACCCACGAGCTCTGTGGGATATGATCATGAGGTCGACTTGGGATTGGGCAGAGCCGGGCGTGCTGTTTGTCGACAGGATCAACGAGATGAACAACCTGTGGTACTGCGAGACCATCGAGGCGACAAACCCATGTGGAGAGCAGCCGCTGCCGCCGTATGGCGCATGTCTACTGGGGTCATTCAACTTGACACGTTACGTTGTCGGTGGTCGCTTAAGAGGCCAGAGAGACTTCGATTGGGAGCAGTTCAAGAAGGACATCTACGACGTCGTAGCAGCCATGGACAACGTCATTGATCGCACGATCTATCCGCTGCCCTCTCAAGAGAAAGAGGCGAAAGACAAGCGACGGATGGGCCTTGGTATCACAGGCTTGGCGAACGCTGCCGAGATGTTGAACTATAGGTATTCCTCACAGCATTTCATGGAGTTCACAAGTAGAGTGCTGCAGGTGCTGAGGAACCACTGCTACTATGCGTCCGCTGATCTGGCCTCAGAGAAGGGCAGCTTTCCTCTGTACGACGAACAGAAGTACCTCGCAGGTAACTTCATTAAGACGCTGCCTGAGAACGTCCGTGAGAGGATCAAGGAGTGCGGCATGAGGAACTCCCACCTCACGTCTATCGCACCGACAGGCACCATCAGCCTTACAGCGGACAACGTGAGCAGCGGCATCGAGCCACCCTTCAGCCTCTTCTATGATCGCACGATGAACCTCGGAGATGGCGAAAAGGTGCTGCGTGTAGAAGACTATGCGTATCGCCAAGGTGTACACGGCCGGACTGCCAATGAGATATCTGCAGAGGAACACCTCAGTGTACTGGCGCTGTCTCAGAAGTATGTCGACAGTGCCGTCAGTAAGACGTGCAACGTGGGCGACAGTGTGTCTTATGAGGACTTCAAGAAGCTCTATGAAGATGCGTGGGCTGCAGGC